CATAAACGCCGAGGTAACTCGTCCGTTCACCCTGCCCGAGTCGTAAAGAAGATGTGGGAGGATGGAGAATCCGATTTTGACATTGGTGTTGTCTGTCATCACCATACTCCGGTCACAGAACCCTTCACACGGCATGGTGTGGAGCGTTGGGCCATAAGACCCGGCTCCTACAAAGTGATAGACCGATATGCGGAGATGCTTGGGTTCGCTCGGGACCGACCGACCTGTCCAATCGCCATCCTATCCCCATTTGAGCGGGATATTCACGTTTTCAGTGATTTGAGGCATGGAATCCTAACCCTACAAACACTAAATGCGGAGATGGATGAATGAAGGAGCGGCAAGGGGCCAAATGCAGAAAATGTGGTTGGGCCACTCGGTATCTTGCTCGTAAAACGTGCATTACCCGTATATGTCCGTTCTGTTCGGAGAAATCACTAATTCCTTGGACATATTCGTGAGGTATCACATGGACCTATCCATTTTTCACTACGAGCGTTCCCGCAAGGACATACGCCACTTCTATGAGTGGCTTGGCTACTCTTGGGGCGACCATATCGAAGAATGGGTCAAAATATACCAAAATCGCGGCGAATCGGAGGTTCACCGAACCTGCATTGTCGCTCCCCGCGACCACTCAAAATCCACCACACTTCGCGTAGTCCTTGCTCACAACTGCCTATTCCGTAAATGGCGTGACAAACCCTATACCGTGTGGCTATTCTCCGCCTCAAAAGATACCGCTCGTAACCGTTTGGCTGAAATACGTGAAGATTTGACCCGTCATCCCGACCTACGGCGTATGATTGACGAACGGAGGGGTGGAAAACACGAATTACGCTTCAATAACGGCGCATGGATTAAAGCAACCTCCGTTGGCTCCGCTATTCGGGGTGAACACCCCGCCTGTGTCGCCTTCGATGACGTTTTGGTGGACCTCGGTGACCTTTCGATGGATTCCGTTAGAGATTGGATGCGTAAAGTGATTACACCCATGCTATCACCCGGAACCGACTTCTATGTCGTCGGAACACCTATGTCCAAGACAGACATATACCATACAGAAATGCTCCATAACGAAACTTGGGTTACAGGTGTTTGGTCTGCATTTTTGAATTGGGACGAATGGAAAAGTGAACCGGGAACAGACCTCAAGGCTCTTTGGCCCGAACACCGCTCCGTGAAGTTTATTTTGGAACAACGACAGGCTATGGGTGACCTCGCTTTCATCCAAGAATACCTATGTCGTGTGGTTGATGATGACGCACAGGTTTACCCTCGCACGCTAATCCGTAAACACTTGAACATGGAGGCCACATTAGAGGCTGAAAAACACCATGCAGACAAATATGCTATCGGATTCGACCCATCACACGGTTTGAAACAGGACTATTCTGTAATGATGGTGGTTCGTCAAGACCCAAAGGGCAATATCCATATTGTGAATATGTGGCGACGTAATGACTTCCCTCCGGCCAAACAGGTCGAAGAAATTATCAGATGGTGTCAATCCTACAAAATGCCGATGTTCGCATCTGAAGATGTGGGCTTTCAGCGACTATACGCCTCTCTAATTAACCAGCAGGGAGTAACAGTGGACTTCAGACCGTCAAAGGTTAGTAATAAGGGGCTAAAGCAAGCCCTATTGAACAGACTTCGTGTATGGTTTGAACAGGAGAAGATTCAGATTCCCTACGGCGACGATAAAACCCGCCGCACAATGGAGATAATACTCGATGAATTAGAAAACCACGTATGGAAAGCGGGTGATATTACAGATATTGGCCGGCATAACGATACCGTGATGGCTCTCGCTCACGCAATAGACCAATTTTCATTCAAAGACCTGTCAGCACCTATGGTGACGGGAACCACTACTATGTCCAAGTGGAAAGGAGAAAAATCGGGCAAAGGCGGATTACCGGGTGGAAGATTCGTGTATTTTCGTGGTTAGATTAAAGTATCAGCACATAAGTGGGTTGAAACATGGTTCAAACCTGTCGAAAGTGTGGAGAAGGCGGCCACAACAAACGCACTTGCCCCACAAACAACCAAACACTACATTACCCGATTGCTACGGCTACGGGCAGACGCATAAAGCACCCGAGTCCGTTTTCAGCCGCAACAGGCATTCCAGCCATAGTGGATGAGAGCGAGGAGTTTCGCAAGGATGCCTCTTATGATACCGTTTTCGACCTGTATGACGATATGGTCCGTTTTGACCCCGAATTGAACGGTGCTGTCCGTTCAGTTAGCCTAACGGCAAATAATTGGTCTATTGACTACCGACCCGGCAAGAATGAGGTTATTAGAGAGGCTATTCGCACCCTATTAGACCATTTAGACTTCGATGACATACTAATTGGGGCTATGCGTAACCTCATGGTATATGGTAACGACATTAACAAACTGATTGGTAAAGCCGGAACAGGTATTACCGAGGTCCAAAGCCTACCCGTAACTCAAGTTACTATCGTGGATGAGCGTAATCCCCCGTTTGCAGCCGATAAGGACAATCCCGTAATGGCTCCCCAATTTTACCTACTACGCGAAGGCGGGCGCGACCCCCTAACCTTCCCCGATAAAGAAATCCTCCACGTAAAGATTGATTATCGGTCAAATTGGTTCCGTGATAAGAAATTGCGTTGGACATACGGTGTATGGGGCGCATCCCGCTTCTCATCCCTCAAACAACCCATTCGGGCCAAATACAATTCCATTAACAATAGAATATCCCTTGAGGACTCACTAACCAAACAATTCGTTACTATCGGTTCTGAAGCCATTGAGCATATTACCGACCCGGACGAACAGCGTGACAGACTCGTTCACATTATGGATGAAGTCGCTAAACTTCTTGAGGGGCTACGTGGCGACCAAATACCCATTCTTCCACATTTCGTGGAAATGCACCACATTGACTTGAAAAACTCGATACCGGACAATTCCGACTTCTTGGATTCCGTAAATGCTGATATATCCGCCGTTCTCAATGTTCCGCGTGTGGCGGCCGGCCAAGAACGCGGTTCCACGTTCGCAGCCACGTTTAATGCGAATATGTGGTCTGTAAACGCTATACGCCGACTTCAAGCCGTTGTGGAGCAATCCATTCAAGACCTATTCATGCGTCATCTTGACCTTATTGGGATTGAGGCTGAACCTCGACAAATACCCCGCCTCGTTTTCCAACCCATTGAGGATGAGTCCCGCTTTGATAAAATGCGAAGGGCTGTCATGGGCTACGACGCTGGCGTCATAACACTTAATCAGACACTCACTATCTTGGAATATCCCGAGATAGGCCCACTTGGGAATGAACGCAAGGATGAGGGCCAAACAGAATTAGGAGAATTACCGCGCCAAAACGAACAGGAGCATGATGTAAAGGAGGATGGTGATAATGAATGATTCAACCCTTGATGACGACTCCTGTAATGAAAGTCATACAATTCATAACCTTTTGGATGATACTACAACCACAGTGAGAAAACTACAAACACTGATAACTACTCTTATCCCTCTATTACTCATAATCGGTTCGGGTTGGGCCGAATTGAGTGGGGCAATTGACTTGACACCAATAGGTGAAGGTGATGATTGGGCTTGGGAGGAAAATGGCCCCTACGTTATTTGGGGATGCACCGATTACAGCGCAGAAAATTACGATGAATACGCCACAGACGACGATGGCACCTGTAACTATCCACCCGACCCCATAATGGGCTGCACAGACACCGAAGCCAATAATTACGATGAATACGCAGAAGAAGATGACGACTCCTGTGAATATGACCCCGAACCCATTAAAGGATGCACAGATGACACGGCTAACAATTATGATTCCGAAGCAGAAGAAGATGATGGCTCCTGTGAGTATGACCCCGAGGATTGTGACCCATTCTTCTATTCTGTATCGGCTAACTACGTTGATGCAAATAATACCACAGTTGAGGCCACTTTTGATATTGATTGTCGTAACGGTAATATAACCGAGAATATGCAAGTGCAATTCTTGGCGTGGACAAACGGAACCAATTGGTCTAATAGTGAAGGCCCATTCAATTGGACACAGGGATATTACAACATTACCGGAGAAGAATGGGATGAATATACTCTAACTCTTAGTAATTTTACTAACAACTCTTATGACCTTTTTATCTATTTGATTCGTGAGGATGGCTCAATAGGTGGTGAAAAAACGTATTACAATATCCCTATCAAAGCGAGGGATGAATAATGTGTGAAATTGTGGACCTTAAGATTTCCGAATTAACCTGCAAACAAAGAATCCCCCATGATAATAGAGAGTGGTGCTATAAATGTCGTTTTGTTTATTCCGGCCCGAGGCCGAATGGAGAAGTTAGGTGGGGCGACGACCATTGAGGTAACAGTATGCCGAAACCTACCCCCGATGAGTCTAAAGACGACTTCATATCCCGATGTATGAGTCACGGTGAAACTCGACAAAAATACCCAAATCAAGACCAGCGTTTTGCTGTATGTAATTCACTATGGTCGGCAAAGGTTGAAAAGTCAGACTTCTCTAAAGCCCATAATGGTGATACTATGACTTGCGCTTGCGGGGGAGATTGTTGCACTCAAGAAAAGGTTGCAGCAGAACCCGAGCCTCTTGCAGATGAAAGCCATGAAGAATACATGGCTCGCTGTATGGATGCCGGATATTCTGAAGATGAATGTATGATTGCACATGAGGGGCATGATTTCAAGGAGGCTGCTACCTGCCCTCCGGGCCAATCCATGCAAGATGGTTATTGTAAACCAATATCCGTTACTATCGAATTGGACATTGATGATATATGCGCGTATGTGGAGGCTGAAACCGGCAATACCTTAATCGAGATTACCGGAATCGCATTCCATGAAGGCTACAATAAAAATAAGTGGTCCCTCTCACGTGCGGGCGCGGAACAGGTGATGCAGCAGATGATTGGAGCCGATGTTACCCTAAAGCACCCATCACCTGATGAACATAGCCCCGGATTTTCTCGTAACATGGATGGTGGCGTTGAAGAAGCCGTTGTGGGCGTAATCAAGGAGGCTACCATAGAGGACGTTCCCGGTGGATGGAATGTTCGCTACAAAGCACACATTATGAGAACAGAATTGTTTGAATCCCTTGAATCCGGCCTATGGACTCGGGAAAATTACGGTGTTTCTATTGGTGGATATGGTGTCCCTACGGCTGAAAGTGATGATGGAGTCATTTTTGGCTCCGATTTCACCTTCGACCATCTTGCTATTGTTCACAAACCCGCCTATCCTCGCGCTAACATCGAAACCGTTGAGCGTATTGAGGCTTCGGAGGACAAAGAAGTGGAGGCCGAAGAAACCCTTAACTATGAGTCGAGGCCTTCAGAAGAATTACTGACACAGGAGTCGAGTAAAATGACGGACGAGAATGTTCAAACTGAAGATGACAGCGAGATAGATACCCTATC